ATTGAGCAACTAAATCCAGAAGAAAATCCAAGAGTAGGAATTGAAACATCACCAGAACTGCCATCTATAATAATTCTATTATTTGTTCCTAGTGTAGTTCCTTGACTAAGCACCCAATCATCATTCGTTGTACTATTGTCTATTCCAGCAACATATTTAATTACACTATCAACTAGATAGGTAATCTTTACATCGTTACCACTAACAGCACTTAAATTAAAGTTGCCACCAGTAACATCAAAAGTATTAGAAGATATCTGGTTAACATAAGTTGCAGAAGGAGATATTGATATAGCCATAAATTACCAACCCCTAACTGATAGTGTAGTACTTGGCATGGTAACATTTCCTGATGTTACATACGCATGAATTGCACTAATCTCTATTTCTTCTTCAGATAGCCACCAACTTTGACCATCCTCTAGGGAAAGATCAAAATTAGTAGGTGGAGTTCCAGTTAATGCTTCATTAAATTTAAAGTATGCTCTACCACCTGTATCATTATGAATGGTTACAATTGTTACAGGTGAGGCAAATGTTAAAGCAGAACTTGTATTCTGTGTAATATTGCCAGTTGTGGCAACACTTGAACCAGTTTTAATAGCCAAACCAGACCTCCTTTCAAAAGTTATATACCAGTATATTATAAGATTTTCTGATGGGGCTTTTGTAACATCAAGGTTTACTCTAGCCCACATGGTGCTATCAGTAGCTGTTCCAGTAAATAAACCTGCTTCTTTAACATTTACGTTAGACCCTCCAGTAGTAATTTCAGTAGTACCAAATGAAACAATGAAACGAGCAGTCCATTGACTAAACACAGAAGCAGAACTTACTGCCTTTCCATATGATGATCCTGTATAAGCAAGAGGAGTTTGAAGGGTTAAGTCTCCACCTGCGACAGGATTAGTTCCAGTTCCTACCATAATATAAGAAGGTGGTGTAATAGAAGCTCCTGTTAACATGCTTGCTAAACTTGCTCTAGCTGAATCAACTACAGCATTCTGTTTCCCAAAGGGTAATACTCTTCTAATAAAACTTGGAATCCACCTCAACCACCATTGAGAACCCATTCCCTCTCCACGCCTTTTTACCTTACCGTTCTCATCGGTAATTTCCCAATGAACATATCCTTTAGTTGCAAAAGGGTCTATAAAGTTATTTCGTGTATTCATGAATAAAATCCTGTAAATCCCCATCGAACTGCAACGTTAACTGTTCCAGTAGCGGCTTCATCTGATACTCCACCGCTACCCCATATATATGTAAATCCTGTAATATCTGGTTGCCTAACTTTCATTGAATCAATTAAAGACAAATCTCTTCTTAAATGCTGTGAGTTATTAATAGGTGTATTTGGATTAGACGGTGTAGATGCAAATGTTTCTGCATACAGGTTAGCTATTAACGTTGCTAAAGTATTTGCATCATTAATGTTATTTTGATTTGACATTAGAGTCTTAAACCTCTAGGTATATTTGAAAAATTTATTTGTGTCTCAAATATATTATCGTTTAAAGTTGGATCATCAGCAGGGGTTACAATAGTTTTTGATGCACTAATAACCCACATCGTTTCATCTATACCTTCTTGATCCCAAACAAGGTTAAACATTTGTCCTGCTTTCCAACCTTTTGTTAAGGATGAAAATGATCCCCTTCTAAGTATCTTGCTTTTTCTATCAAGTAGCATTTCAACAATTTCATCTAGTCCTTCTATTCCAGTAACAGCTATTTCAGAACCTTTTGAAAATACAAATTCATGAACACCATCTCCACCTGTTGCTAGTGCAAGGTCAGATATCCTATTAACATCCAATCCTTCATGTTCGTTTATCTTCTCATAGTTATATGTAACATCAAACTTATCACCTGTTTGTAATGTATCAGGAATAAATCTTACATAACTATTTTTAGTACCTTGCTTACCAACATATATAAAACAAGTATTTCCATCATCAGGAGTAATGTCATCTACTTCTCTAGATATCCCATCTAAACTTTGATCAAGAACAGTTATAACCCCACCTCGATCTCTTCTAACATTTGTAATATCTAATTCAGAAAAAGGTCTTTCTTTTAAGTTAAATCTAAAACCTTTAATAGCTTGATTTGCAGTAATTCCAGTTTCCCCAACACCACCATCTGGGGGTGCTTCATCAGTAGTTACATTAGGACTTCTTACAATTGCATCTTTAATAATAGCTTTAGTTCCTATGCCTTCCATAGATTCTTCAAAATTAAGGTCATAGTAATTACTAAAATTAGTTTCTACATGAAGTGCAAAGTTACCATTAACGATAGGTAAGAAGTCTGACCATACTGTAGTTGATGGTCTAAATACTAACCTCTTATCAAAATCTATCCACCATACATATCCTGTACGTTGTGCTAGGTTAGTAATAGCTTGAGATGGAGGTATACGTTGAAAAATTTGCTGTCGAACTTCTGGGCCAATTTGTATGGCGTAAGTTATTCCATCATCTAATGTGGCATCTACATTGTTGTAGAAAGAGTTATAGTAGTAATCACCAACAGGGTTATCCCCAATTGAAGCTGCTCTCAAATCATAAAGTATATCTTCAATCATTCCATGAGAGTTTTTATCTCCACTAGAAACAGCATTTGGTGCATAGACTTTATTTAGGTATCTACGATTTAACATAATCGTATAATCACTAGCAGTACACCTGTACTCAGTAATTTTATTACCTTCTCCTATAACTCTTTCTATTTCAGTAATAATTCCAGCAAATACTTTAGTTGAGCCATCTGTAATAATAATTTCATTACCAACAGAAGGAGTTGATGTTTGAAATCGAACTGTAAAAGTACAGCTATCAGCGGCTGACTCCATGCTGTCTTGTATAGATACAGATTGATAATCTATATAAGGAGTACGGTCTATTCCTGCAATAGTAAAACTAATTGCCACTATAAAGCTCCAACACTTGAATCATTGATAGTAGTAATTTGATTAACAATATTAGACGTTACAGTTTTTGCGGTTCGCTCATCCATATTGCCTTCTACGTTAATATTAATATTATAATTTCCACCATGCCTAAATAATCCCCCTTCACCCTCGCCACTAAAGCCTTGTGATATTGCAGGAATGATTGTAGACAAGTTATTTAAACTTTCCAGATAATTAGTTAAGGATTGAGGATCATCTAGATTTTCTTTTAAATCCTCATGAGCAGTAATGATATCCATTGTCCTGTCATATATATCCTCATACTTTCTTTCTAATTTGGGTAACCCTCCTGTTCTAGCACTCATTTTTGCAGCATTAGAAACTTTCTGTATTTCAAGAATATATTGATTTGACTCAAGGGCTTCTTTAGTAGTTTTTTGAAAGTTCTTTATATTAAGATCAACTACTCCACCTTCACCGATAGACGATGAATCTATCTCTCCAAAAGCAGAATTAATACTATCTACCCCTGTTTTAAACCAACCAGTTTCCCCACTTGCCTCTGTAATCTTATCTTTAATTCTATCTATATCATTTGACCATAATGCCCACTTTCCCCCCTCTTTTTCCCTATTAGAAATATCTGTATAAAAAGCATCTAAATCCACATCTCTTAATACATCCGGCCATACGTTTCCTAATTCTTCCCATTCTTTTTTAATATCTCTTACTGTAATTAATCCTGTTCCTGCAATATCATTCAAAATGTTAAGGGCGGCTCCCCCTCTTTCCTTTAACTCTTCCATACTCATTTGAACACCATTAAAAGCAGGTATTCCACTATCAGCAAAATTAACGGTTGCGTCAGTTGATCCCTTAATAGCTTCTTCAAATTCCTGTCCAGTTGCTCTTGCAATTAAGAATGTATCTAGGGCAACTCGTAAGGCATCTGTTGTGGGTTCAATACCTTTAGCTCTTAATGCTTGTTGTGCAATTACAAGAGCATCGGTTGCATGTTTTGCATCATCTTCCTCTAGGTTTAGCCTACTAACAATTCCTGCTGCTCGCTCTCTTGCTAAGTCTATAGACTCCATTGAACGTGTAACTATAAAAAAGCTATTGCCTAACTCTTTCATCTTTTTACGTTCATCAAGTAATTTCTTAACCCACTTAAATGCTAGTCCACCACCAACAGCCAAAGCTGCTACACCCAATGTAACTGGAAGCAAGGCAGAGAATTGTAAGAAGATTAATGAGAATGCCAGTCCCATAACATCCCCATTCATAGCACTTAATCCAAGCATAGAACCTTGAGCAGCAGCTCCAAATCCACGTACTGCATTTTGTGTTCCTATCGTTGACCCTTTCATAAAAGTCATACGATTGTTTAACTTTGCTGTTTCCGCTTCAAGTTCTTTCATTTTTGCTTGTTGTTGATTTAATGAAGCGATAGTTTCTTTACTTAATACAATCCTTGCTCGTTCAGTACCAATTAATCTTTCAAGTTCAATTCTAAGTTTAAAAACAGCAGAAGCATTTATTCCAGAGTTAACTCCTAACTCTCTCTGCTTTCGAGACATATCAGTAGATTGTTGTATTAATCTCTGTGCAGTTGTCGAAAGTTTTTGTTCTTCTGTTTGCTGTCTTTTTCTTTCAACTGTGGCTTGTCTCTCTGTCTCTGTTCTCCTTGCTGTTGCTTCTCTTGCTCTTTGTTCTTGGGCTGTTTGTTCAGCTAATTGTTGGACACGTTTTTCTTCTTCTGCTGCTTTCTTTTTTAATTCTTCAGCAGCTTCTCTATCTGCTTGTTTTTTTTCTTCTATAGTCTGAATTAATTTTTGTTCAGCTATGATTTCTTTATCTACTTCAGCGGCGGCTCCCCTTGCAACAGTTCCTGCTTCACCTGTAGTTAAACTACGAGGAGGTTCTTCTTCTGTTCCCCCTGTAGGCTCAAGATGTGCAAATCCTTCTGGGTCTGACTCATATAAAGCCTGTGCTTCAAGTTCAGCAGTTTCTGATAATCTTCTTTGTGCCTCAACCTTTTCAAATCCTCTTCCTTTACCAGTAGTTGCTGAACCTTTACGCAATTCAGCAAGTAATTCTCTATACTCAGTTTTGAGTCTTTCAAATGACTGTATAGCCTGAGAAGCATCAACATTAACTTCTATGTTAGTACCACCACCAGATGTACTCATTTAAAATCCTTATTGCGGTCTTTTTGTGAATCTACCTGTACTTGGATCACGATAAGATATTTGTGTTCCCCAAGATCGCTTATATGTTTCTCTAGCTGGGGCAATTGAACGAAGTATTTGATTGGTAAATCCTGTTTTGAAATAATGCTCAACAACCCTATTGACTGACTGAATTAATTTTTTTGTAGGTGACCTTAAGTCTCCTGATAAAAGATTATTCCCAACAAAAGGAGGGTTGGCAGGTTGTGCTCCAATACTCGCTATAGTATTCATCATTGCATATAAAGCAGATTTATCTCCAACATCACTAAAGGGATCATCTCCAATCCACCCTTTCCATTGCATCCATTCTGCTATTCCCTGTGCAAACGTACCTAATTCAGTATGTGATTCTGTAAATTCACCACGCTCTTCTATCCATAGTTTAGGACTCTGACCATATTTTTTATAGTCCATTGGGGCTTGTGATTTTAAAGAGTTAATAGCAGTCTGATTTCCTGATTTCGCAGAATAACCTAAGAAGTTTGGAGATGCTGTACTAGGATCAATAGAAGAAACATTAATAGGAGATGTTCCTTTAGAAAGATAATAAACCTTACTGAATGGTTCTCCAGAGTTTGCAGTTGCTCCACCATTATCTCTCCAGACGATCCTAACAAACGCTTTGTCTGCGGATATTGACCATCCAGTCTCTATTGCATCACCAATACCCCCTGTTGTACGAATTGATCTATTACCACCTAATCCGCTAAAACCTTTTTTCTGAGGTTTATTGTAAGCATCACGTAAGATACGTTGTATCTCTAAAACAATATCAGCACCTACGTCATCCATATGATCTGATAAAGCAACAGATGCTTGATCAAGGAAGTTTGCAGTCCTGTCAGTTATTACTACATTAACGCCTAATTGTGCTGATGGCATTATCTACGTCTTCTACTCCTAGAACTATTTGTTCTATTTGTCTCTGCTCTTGCCCTTTGGTTAGATACTCTTTCTCTAGCGTTCTTTGCTACAACCCATTCTCTCATCCTCATAACATCCCAAAGTGTTGCATTTTCTCTAACATCCCACGGGGTAGTATTTAATTGTTCAGCAAGGGATATGTCCCACATCTCAGGTGGAATCCCTTGTCCTCCTTTAGAGGATGTCATTGACGCTATGAGGTTTCTTCTAAATCCGCTGTATCTGGGACATTACCATAAACATCGGATGACATTCTCCCAATAATATAGTTAACGTATGTATTAGGTAATTTCCCTACACTTTGAATATCCTGAGAAGGAACAGGCATAGCTGGGCCTCCTTCCTCTTCTGGAATATTCCATTCTATAATCATTCTTTCCATCATTTGCTCTACATATGCAGAATCATCTTTGTCTTCATCTCTATCTTCACCAAATATATTTCTCACATCTGCATACTTCATTCCTTGCAATAGACGTATATCTACCCAAAATTCAGGTGCATCTAATTCGTCTAATGTAATACGAATCTTAGATTTTGGTAATGGCATTGACCGATTCCTCTCTCGTTGTTTTAACCATAAAAGTCCCATCTGATAAATGTGATATCACTTTAAGGCTTCCATGTATTCGTTTAATTTCTAGCTTCTCTACCTCGAACTTTGTCCCTTCTAAGGTAAAAGAATATAGAATTTCTGATCTCTCTCTCTTGCTACATAAAGTCCTTACTTTCTCTAATATCTCTCCTTTCCAGTAATACTGTTGACCTTCTCTTTCTAATGGAGGTAATAGACCTTCACCTCTCCAGTATCCTAAAGTTCTTCTAGAGAGAGAATATCCTTCTCTTTCTAATTCATCTATTATTTCATCTTGAGTAACCTGTAAACCTTGCACCATTACTGTAACCTTTAATTAAAGCAAGATAATATTCGTCAATACTATCTTGCGAGAGAGAGGAGACTACTGATACTTAGGAACGTTAGTTGAAGTGCCATGTGATCTATCCATGATCAACACCTCAACAGGAGTGCGAGTAGTGGCATAAGTATCACCACTTATTGCTAATGCACTTGTTGTAGCTAATGCTCGTCCAGAATAAGAAACTGTAGTATAAGCACCGCTTGTATCTAGTTCTAATGGTGCTTCCATTGGAGTTGTGCTTTGCATTCCAATAACAAGTTCTTTGCTATTTACATCTGCTGTTGCATTACCAGAAGAAAAGGAGAATAAAGTTTTACCAATAGTTCCTGCTCGATAATCATCTAGGTCTGCTGTAGCAACTTCTGCGACACAACTAAACGTAACTTCTAGGGGGCCTAAATATATATCATTAGGACTCTGGGAATTTGATAACGTATATACAGTACTAACTTCTCTTGAGAGTGTTATTTCAGTAGATATCAATCTATTAGCGGCATCGGTTGCTGTGGCATTATAAACTGAGTTACCAAATATAAATGGTTGATTTCTAGCTGTAGCATGTCTTGTATTTTCAAAACCCATTGCAACATCATTGCTTAAGGTCTTACTTCCAATCGTTTGAGCTGCTCCAATAGTTGGCAATAATCCTGTCATGCTAGTGGAAACAGTTACAGCACCTTCTCCTGCATTGGCAGATATAGTAATACTAGAAACTCTACATCCTGTGTAAAGTTCATCCTTGCTACTACCAACAAGATTTCTTGCTACATGCAAATATTCTTTAGATGAGCCAAGTCTGAAATAGGTTTCTGTAGCGGCTACCGCTCCAACTTGTACTCCACGAATAGGAGCAGTTGCAGTAGCAGATTCAGAGTTTGCACCAGTTCCAAGTATATTCCTTAGAAGAATACCTAGAATTGCTCCAGTAGTATGCTGTTGCGTTGTGTTTTGTCCATACATCATAGGAAAATCAAAAGATATCTCTGAAAGACCTACACCTTGATAAGCGTAAAAATCCATTGCTTCAGAGCCACGCCTTCCAGTATCTAGGATATTTTCATATGATTCACTAGCACTAAATGAACCTGCATCTACAGGAACAGCATTTAATCCAGTATTACCATCAAGCGATCCACCAATTGTAGTGGTAGCCCCTATTCCGATTTGTTCTGTTGCACTAACTATTGCCATCTTTACCCTCCGCTATCCTGTAAAGGAGCGACCATTTGCTTCTAATACAACTCTATGTACATTAAATCCTGTTTCACTTCTATACATGAACATCTCACCGATCTGTTCAAAAGTAAAAGAAGTTGTTATTCCCTCAATAAAATCGACTGTACCATTTCCTAAGATATTTTTATTCTTTTCTAAAGTCCAGATTAACTCTTCAGTTTTATCTTGTATGTATTGATAAGACCGATGAAAGTCTCCATGAAATGCTAATCCTGACACCATGATACCATGAACCATTTCATACTGATATTGGTTTGAAATTCCATTTGCGTTAACAGACATATTGTCTCTACGCATAAACCAACCTTCATACTCTGGTTGAGATAGTCCTTTATGTACTACTAAACGATCAAGAAAATCTGTTTCAGTATTTATAGGAGGTAACTCTTCAGTAAAAACGTTTTCACATTCTATAGAATTAAGTATCTTTGCTAAAGCATCTTCTAGGATAGGACGAATAAATACTGAATTACTTGTTGCTGTAGCATTTCCTGTAACCATTAATTATGTTCCTGAGAAAGAATGGAACATGTAATTATCACCTGTTACATATCTCTGATCAAATTCTCTCGATGCACTAGCACCTACGGTTTCAGCACCACCTAACTCACGAACATACTTTTCACGAAAGTGATCTCCAACAGTTCGGAATCCACTACCTTTATTTCTCATAGATATATAAGAGGCTCCAGCAGGTGGGTCAATTGATTTCTCTGCATGAAATTGGAGGGTAGAGGCAAGTTCGGAAACAGCCAGAAACACTACTGCTTTTTCATGTTGACTAGGCAATGTAGAGGTTGTTGAGTCAAGCGTATGCCTAGCTGAATAAGTGATAAGCAATGTTGTACTAGCAGAAGGAGCGTGATTAGGAAGGTAGAAGTACCTAGTAGAAGCATCTCTATAATATTTCCAATCTCCATTATCCTCAGACAAAAACTGAGGACGCTCATCACTACCTATTCTAGAACTGGCATCATAGTCTATAGATAAGATAGTGGAGAAATCATTCTCCCAAGAAGCTAAGTTGGTTAAGGGGTAATACTTGCCACTATCACCAATCTCGCTCTCTACCACAATTCGAGGAAAGTCTCGTGAGTATATAGTTATTGCTTGTGCAATAGCTTGATCAACGGCATTATCCCCGACTTCATTTTCACCTGTAAAAAAAGGAAATGTTCCAGTAATATTTCTCATCTCTGAACGTAAGGTTTCCAGAGTAGTAGCCATCTTATCCCTTTAGAACTATTTTTGCGGTTACCGTCATCGATGGTGAACCTGATCCACCAACCGTAGGGTTTAACCTAATAAATTTTCCCATTGAATTAGTAATCTTTACAACAGGAGCATAGTAATCAACTGTAGGATCACTAATTTGTGTTACATCAGAATCCTTATGCCACTCTCCATTATCATGTGAAGTTTCAACATCAAAGTCTATGGTTGGACTTGTCCCTGCTTTTGCAGTTACCTTGACGTAAATCGAGGCTTCAGTAAATCTTCCGCATTCAACAGAAGAGGAGGCTGTTCCTGTAGCAGATATAACTTGATCGGAATATAGTGTTCGACTAACATCCTGTACTGCCATTAGCCTATCTCCTGATAAAAGACATCTACACCTTCTCCACTTGTATCAACATCAATCCATATATCTCTCAGGTTAATACCTGTGTGGTTTCCCGAATACATTGGTGCTTCAAAGGTTATGGTTTGATTAGCATCTAGGTCAGGATATGTGTTAGCAACATCTGCATCCCCAAGATAGATATCATTAGTGTTACCCTTCTTGGCTCTAAAAGTAACTGAGGAGACAAGTATGGTAGAAGCAGAAATTCGTTCTGCCGTCCCTGCTGTTGTTACATTCTTAACGAATGAATTAGCCATTTCTATCTCCTATTTTTTAAGACTCAGGCAAGTAGTTGTTCTTACCTTTGCCAAGAGTTTAGCGTTCTTTTGAACTTTAGTACATTGAATACACGTACATGCTTTGGGCTTTCGTGTTCTGCGAGGCTTCTTTTCTGTAGCCATAATATATCCTTAAAAAAATAAAGGGAGAGGGAGAGATGAAACTCCCTCTCCCCTAGCTTACCATCGGGGGTTGCTAGCTATTAAGCTACAACGTTCCCAAACAATCCTCTGTAGTCAGCTATTGTAGTAGCCCACTCGTGCCTGATCTTAATGCTCTGAACATCATTGGTGAATGTATCACCTTGTGTCTCATCGTTCTGAACAAAGAGTTCTGGCTCTTGGTTTCCATTAAGGAATGCTACAGTTATTCCAGCAGCTTGGCTTGGGTCAGCAGCCAAGTACCAGTTATTTGCATCTGTCCAAGCATCAACAACAATCAGACCCATACCACTAAATCTTGTTACATCTTCATCATCATCGGTATTAGCGAGAATCTGAGTTATAACCTGACTAGAGGGTCCAACTATTCTAGAGGCTAGTCCTTCTAGTTCATTCGGTATCATGAGCCATGCAGGTTTATTTGCTGCTCCAAGAACATCAGCTCCTGCACCAAACTTTGTCTGTGATCGCATTATTTGATTAGCAGACGAAAGAGTTGCATGAGTAAGAGCCGCTGTACCAATGTTTCCACCATGACCTGCGACAAACAAGTCTTGACCTGCATATGTAGTTCCTGCACCTGCGTTTGCGGTGAAGTGAGCAAAGACACCATCATAAAGAGTTCGAGCGGCAGATCGTGCTAGTTCTTTTGGAACTTCAGCTATAGCACTAATGTTGTCATTCAGTACCAATTCTCTTGTAATCTGGTATGCAATTCCACCACGCTTTTCCATCGTGATGGTTGTCTCTTCATCTGTAGGATCGGTCAGATTGGCATAAGCCGCACCTTCCGCAACAACTGCCAGATTAGCAAATCCACCAACTTTGATGTCTCTGTATGCCTGATAGTCATTAACGCTGATAATCCTAGAAATTTTCTTCCAGTCATCATACTGCGTTATGTTGTCATAGTTCTTCAGAAGTGCTTTGTGCATCCTGTCAGCAGTAACTTCACCCCAATCTGAGGTATCAAAGGCTTCTGTGTAAATTCGATTTACAGCCTCTTCACGCCAAGATGCGTATCCATTACCACCCTTGTTCCAAGATTCCCAAACTTCTTCACGACCAATATCTAGGGGGTTCTTACCAGTCCAGTCACAGTATGCTTCTGTAAAGGTTCGATAACCATTGATTCGCTCACCACTTGGGAGTTTGATACTACGTGAGGTTTCAAAGCTAGCATCAATGCGAGCCAGTTTTTTATCAGCCTCATCGGTAGATACTTTACCGCTTTCCTTAGTAATATTTTCGACAGCTACTTTGGATACAGATGCAAGATAATCTTTTTCATCTGCAATAGCTTTCTGAACTTCATCCGCATCAAAATTACTTCCTGCAAAATGAGATCGTATTCGTTGCTCTGCTATTTCTGGCAAAGAAGCATTAGTAAGTGCTGAAGTGAGAAGAGTTGCGTTCAACTGTGTAAGTGCCTCAGACACTTTTTCAGCAGTCTTATCTTCTGCTACTGCTTCAACAGTTACTTCCTCTTTTACTTCCTCATCCTTTGTAACAGACTCTTTAAATTCTGTTACAGCCTTTGAGGAGGCTTCTGCAAGAAGTTCCTGCAACCTTTCTTCAGACATTTCCATTTCCTTATCCTCCTTCAGAGGGTCTACTTGTATAACTTCTTCCGACTCTGCAACGGCAAGAAATTTGCCCCCTGCCGCAGGTTCTCTCACTAAATCCACAGAATCGGCTCTTACCAATTGTAAAGCGGTTTCTGTTTTTGAGACTATATCATGTTGCCATCGTCCTTCAGCAACAATACTAAACCCAACTACTGAATGTAGTACACCTTCTTGATGAAGATCTAAAAGGGTATCTTTAAGTATTGGATCAGAAACATGGAATGTAGCATCAAGTCCATCTGGGACTGCATCTACATTCTTAATGAATCCAACGATACTTCTGACTCCACGTTCATGTTGTGCATGATCTGGGCCATTTCCTGCATGAACAGGAACACCTTCAAATACACCTTTATCTCGATGAAGTACATTTAAAGGATAAGTTCTATTGTTCTTGGAAGTTCCTGCACTAATAATGCGAACACGCCAATCGCTTGACGTTCCCTCTATAGGGCTAGCCTCAAAGCTGAACATCCTTTTAATAACTTGATTGCTTTCAGTCATTTTTTGGGTTTCTTCTTTTTGTACATCAGAATCCTTCAGCCTAGCAGTACATACTGCATAAGCAGCAGCTTTTTTATCTTCCCCATCTTTAGGCTTAAAGTCAGGGTCATCTAGTAAAGTTTGTACACAGTCTTCAAGTTCTTGAGGCAAAAGAAATAACTCCTACATAAACAATATGGATTTTAAATTGAAATTGAGGTACTTGTCAATCATAACTATATACTATTAGTTGAATAACGGTCTAGATATGAATAATAGGTAAATCCATTTATATCCTTAGACTCAGATGTTATTTTAAATAATTCACTTAAATCTGCATCTATATCATATAGACCACGTTTCTCTTTTGGTTCATCTAACCCTGCATCTATTCCAGTTAATCCAAGATGTCTGGCAAATACCCTTCTGGCTTCTTCTGTATCCATAAAGCCATTTGAAACAGCATCCTTTAACGCTGTGCCAATACTTCTGATTGCAATTGCATTGGCTCTTTGATCTCTGAATGAAACCTCTGGCATACGCAAGTAGAATGAAGCAGACTCTATAGAAGCAAGAGTAGAATCATTCCTTCTCATATCTTGTCTCAATCTTCCATGAACAATTGCTTGATCTAGGGTAAATCTAAGTATTCTAGAGATAATATGAGCAATATACTTTTGCCTCATCTTCAAGTGACGATAAGCAGGTTCAGTCATTTCGGGAGCAGAAGCTCTTGATGTTAGTGATTCAGCAAACCAGATTGGTGGTAATCCTGCACCTGCAAGAACATGATTCTTTAATACACTAGCAAGACTAGCACTATCCTCTAGCTTTAAGTCAGGAGTTTGAAAATTCATACTCACGTTTTCATTGTGTGCAAATCTCTCTCCGGGTTTTAAAGCCTTTTGATTTCTTAGCCATTCTCTAATCTGTTGTTCATTCTTGCCTTGAAGAGTTACATCAAGAACATACTTAGAACTTTCTATGGCTTTCTCTACAGAACTAAACAGGAATTGATCATGAGCATCTATCCAATCCATATCTGGCAATAGGTCTGACCAACCTCTGTTAGCAGTCATTGGATTATTAATGGTAAAGAAGAAACATGAGCCTGCAATTTGGACTTTGTATTTACGTCCTTCTACAGGCTCAATTAAATCACCTTTAGAAAAATCTCCACCTTCTATACTTCCACAGTTTAATCCAACCAGTCTTCCATATTCTTTATGTCCAACAGGCATAGAGGAAACATCAATAATTTTATATGCTCTACGATAATCTTCTTTAGGCATCTTTCTAAGAATAACTAGCTGTTGCTTCATGTTATTCTCAGGATTCTCAACAATGGTTTCTATAAGTGAAGTATCTATATTGCCAAGAGTGACATGACCATTGTTCTCATTAACATAAACTGGAACGCAAAGTTCTCCAGTTAATCCTAAGTCTCGAACTCTAGAAAACTGATTGATTGTCCAGTTATTCGTTGGGTCAGTCCAATGAGCATCTAGTACTTCTTTTACATTACGATCTTCAGCTACATATTTAATTCCATCGCCAATTACGTATTCTGCTGTGAGATCAATAATACGTTTGGCAATAGGATTACTTTTGTAGAAGTAATGTGCATAGTCAGTAGATTGCTGTTGAGTTAATGATGGAAGGTTACGTTGTTTGCCAGAACTCCCAAGAGGTTTCCACAAATATGAATCAGGATCAGAGTCATTAGAATAAGATATTGCTTCTTCTTTGACCCCACCAGTTAATACTTGCCATGATTCTCTAACACGTTCAAACATTATATTCTCAGCCCCCTATGGAAAAGACTGCTTCTTCCAGAAAGAGATAACACTCGATCTCTTGATGATTCCTCTTCATGATACAGTTCTTCTGGAGTTTCATCCAGTAATAAATCAACATCACTCACAGAAGCAGCATCTACACTTGAAGTTAGACTATGAGTAGCAATCCACAATGCGTCTAATATGTCATCTCTCCCACCTCTAGGGAATGATGAATACTCCTGTTGGAATTCTCTAAATCCTAACTCTGAGGACATATTCATATCCTCACCTCTTCTTTCACCTTTAAATACAATACTTCCATTAGCTATGAAAGGAATGATCGCATCATAACGTTGTCCTTTCGAACCTCTAGGAGTAACAGTTTCAATAGGCATAGAACCTCTAGGGTCATTTCTAGTGTTTTCAATTAAGTGTTGAGTCGTAGCTTGCTGAGGCCCATTTGTCTCTAGAATAACTCTGGAAATATTTAAACCTCTGCTACGCCACTTTTGGTATTGAGCATGTAAAAACTCGAGATGTTTAGGTGCAGAGATGTTAGCAAATGCAAAATCAAGAATATAAATTATTCCAGTATTTGGGTCTTTACCTGCTGTGCAATGTCCAAAGTAATCTGCGTTACGTCTTTCACTTGTTGCAGGATCACCACCTTGAACACCAGTTAAAGTATGAATAGGAGGAATAGTTACATCATCGTAAAAGTGTAACCAAGCAACATCAAACTTAACACCTTTCATTCCACTAGGATCATTCTGGTATTGAGCATTAAATAATGCAGGAGGCATAGATTTACGTTTTTTCTCTAGCCATTCAAGAGGACGTTCATCTTCCCAAAGAACTGAACCATCAGGTTGTATAGCTTGATATAACCTAACGCCCATTATCTATCTCATAAGGAATAGCATCTTCTTCTGCTTTCCAGTACATATATGACCTGATCTTATGAACAGCTATAACTGCTGTAGATATAACCGCTATAGATATCAATGTCTTCCACTTCATGCTGTAGCCTCAATAATCTCTGGATATAAATCTGTATATAATCTTTCAGAATCAAATATTGGTATTAGTTCTGCATATAAATCATCATAATGAAATCTAGTTCCAAGAAATACCTGTTGTCCTTTAGGTAGGAGCATCGGATCAAACGACATCCAGAATTTTGCAGAGACATTACGTCTGCTTGTCTCACTTTGACTGTTCTCAAAAGAAACCACATCATCATATATTTGTAAGGTGGCTCGCCCTCCCTCCACGCTTGTTGTTATTCCGAATGATGCAAAGGTAGCATCACGTTGTATATTTCCAGATTCCCAAGCTGCTGTTTGGTCACGCATGACTTCAAATCGATCTGTTTTCCATGTGTAATCATTATTGTTCTCTGGATATAGTTTTCCAAACATTTCAATGTATCTTTGGTTAAAACGTATACAGCTTTCAATTTTTCCCATTCGTTCTATAGCTAGGCTGATAACTGACGATATAACTTGAACCATCTCTAGGGGATTACGACCTACTTTCCATAATGGAAAGGATTCAGCAGCTAATGCGGTTTTTCCATGATTTCTAGGGGCTAGGATAAGTAATGGATTTACATCACTATTATCAGGGTTCTCGTGACCCTCCTTTAATGTCTCCATTATTTCCCATTGAAACTTAGGTAGCTTTTGATTAAAGATATATTCATGAAAGTAAGCAGGATGATCATATGCTCGCTCTTCAGCGATACTTCTCTCTTTCATTCCAGACAGGAGGGATATACTTTCTATATCAGCAATTTTTCTAGGCATTAGGATTCAAGTCCCACATAACCATTCTTTGTCCATCTATACCAAGTGCCAGTACAACGACTAAAGGCTTTCTTTCCCTTACAATCACAGTCTCCATCTTCTTTAGCCCAAACTCCTTGCTCGTCTTTGCTCCCTCCGAAATAAGGTCTAGCATGTCCTTCGTCTATAAGCATTTGATTAAAAGATAAGCCATCGTTCAACTCTGTATTTAAGTAACCAAGAATACGTCCAAACTTTCCTTTACCTTCTTTAGTAGTTTCTAGAACTATATATCCTTTATTCTCTTTAACTAATTCCTTCAACCTATCCTTACTTTTATTACCTAGAATCTTTTCACGTTTATTGGAGGTTCTAGATTCTGGAGTATCAATCCCCATTAACCTAACCCTCTCACCTCTAAGCCACATATTAAAACCAAGATCAACATCTACATCAACAGTATCGCCATCAACAACTCTGGTAACTTTAACTTTATATTGGAACACTATAGTTCTCCTACTCGTTTAATAGCATCAATAGCTTGATCTCTTTGGTTGTGTAGTTTGAGACAATGAGGACATTCATTTCGTAGTACTTGACCAATAGCAAGTTGGATTTGGTTCATGTAATCCCTAACTCGTTGTCTTGTTATTGTAGAACCTGCAATCTGAAGAACTTCATACTTACGCTTTATACTCGCAGTAATCTTATCCACAAGATTAACGAGACTTTTAGTCTGGGCATCAATAGCTTCAAAATCAGTTCCAAATTCAAGGATATCTAAAGTCTCATCATCAACAATTTTTTCACCGTACTTCTCTACTAAAATCTTTAACATTGCTCGTAGCAGGACTATCTCACCATCTAGGTTATCTAGCTGTCCTCTCTTCTCTTCATCTTGAAGGTGATTCCTAAGTCGTTCATTTCGTGCTATTCCAGAATAGATCACTCTTCCCTTATTGGGTAAAGCAATCTCCATTCTTTCTTCAGAGTCATGATACTTACATGGGCCATACCCAACATGATCTGTACCCCAACCTGCACTAAAGCGACATATACCACTTAACTTTTTTCCACGACCACATATAGGTTCTCCTTCTTCTGAAAGCTGTGGATCGCCATAATGTTCTTCTAACTCTGAAAGCGTTTTATTAGCCATAGTATCCTTATTGTGTAGTTGGTTCAGCTATTGTGACCTCTACATTGTCTGAAATTGTTGTATTAGCTGCTGTAACGTTTGTAGCAATAACAAATTCTTTAGTAGCGAATCCGTTACCCATTCCGATTTCATTTAATAGGATTCTCATAGTTCCTACATTCATTTTAGACAGGACACATTCACCTCCCTTAGTTAAGAGGTTACTTAGCTTCAATGTACCTACTTTACCGTTTACACCTGACGTTGGGGCTTGTATCCAGATACGGTCATATGTACCACCTGAAGTTACCATAGCATCTGCTTGATGATGTCCGCCCCCTATGGCTCTCATTCTGCTTGTACCCGGAGAAGGTGCTATTGACTGTCCATCCGAGGCATTGCCTACAACTATGAGCGTATGAGCTTGTATGTCAGTTAAAGTTAACTTCTTACACCTACTCTTCTCAAAGATTAATTCACCGACTTCAAGTCTTGTATTCGTTCCACCAGAGATAGCATTTCCACTTACTTGAACAACGTTTTGCTCACCAGAAGGTAATGCAGAACCTGTGAATGCTGTACCTACGCTAACGTTTTCTATAGTAATCTCTCTAACTGGAGTATTACCTAAGTCGATACGTAACGTATTCTGTTTCTCATCTGTGAAATAAGGTAAGTCCATCGGTGCTTCATAATAACCTGAGTCACCATTAGCAAATGATTTTTCTGCTAAGAGAGTCTCATTTACAACTACTCCTGTCCCTGCTGTAGAACCTACTGCCAACAAGCCTATTGCCATCTGAGGACTGAAGCCTAACGCACGTAGTAATGAATAGGGACTTTTAGCTATATTAAATGCCGTTTTCCATTTTTGTGACTCAGAGTTTAGATAATCAACCTTTGCTAGAATCCAGTTACGCCAGACTACTATCTTTTTATAAAGATTAATCGGTGATCTCACTACTGCCATAGGAGTAGCTTTGATTTTCTTACCCCATGTTTTGAAACTATGTATATGGAGTAGGAATCCCATAAGGATTAATACGATTGATCCAACCAACGTAGGAATGAGGTTAGCATTAAAGAAGCGAACTATATCTTGGACAAGAACTGTATTTACATTAAGCCAAGCCCCTGTCCAGAATATATTCTCTATCTTAAAAGGCAGGATAGGAATAAGCCATTTTGTAGGATCAATATAACTAATAAGTAAACCTACGCTACCAGTTATTACAAAGAGAGTAGTAAGGATGTTTTTAAAGATCATTCCAACTAGCCTAAAAGGAAAAGATATGTGAACTGATGGAAGAGTGACCTGTGGCATCCTTATATTAACTCTTGGCATAACAAAACACTTTTTAGCAACCTGCTTTACCTTGTTAACAAATCTCATGTTTACTATTCTCCATAGTTACCATATTCTCTGGTATCACCGTACCCTTCAGCACCTAAGTTTTTAAGAGCATCATTAATGCCCATATGATCTGACATGATAGTTCTCATTTCGTTCTCTGCAATAGCTATAACCCTTTCAGCCTCATCAAGTCTCCAGTCCATATCTTTTATTTCTTGCTTACGTTCATTCACAGATTCCTTTAGAAGCTGTATCTCAATGTGTATTCCATCTAAGCTAATAGGTTGTTGTATGTTATTAAACTCACTATGGAAATGTGAATCCGAACTTATAATGTCATACTCAGGATGGAAGTGCTGTTGTTGATCGTGGAAGTGTTCTGGTGCTTGGGGGTTATCAGTAATCTGCCTTACCTTATCGTTTATTTCCCATAAGCTAGATTCTATGTTTTGAACATTAGTTTCCAACACAGCTATAGAAGTATCAGTCATAGCCATTTGCATATCAGCAACTGCATGATCGAGATTAGTAACTGTACTGTCTAATTGAGCGACATACCAAATGATTCCAAAGGCTTGGGCAACTATCGCTATAACAATACCTATGGACACCTTCATGTTCTTAAAATCCACTATATTCTCACACCTTGTTGCTATCTGGATTCATTGTGAAACTATTCTATCACGACTGTTGTTGACTTAATTACTTATAGTTAGTACCTTGTTGCATTCGGTTTATAGTATGTAGTTTTTGTGTGCTTCCCTACACACTGGTGTAAGACTCCTCTATAGAATCTATAATTCTCATGTGAGGTCTGCTCACGCCTAGAAAAAAATGGAGAAGAAAAAATGACACAATCAGAAAAAATATTTATGCCAACAGATGAAAGGGATGAAAAAGGAATCATTCCAACGCTCACAAGAGATGAATATAATTCTCTTCCTAGTATGGTACAAAACCAGTGTGTGTGTTCTGTGAAGTTTTCCAACGACGGGAGGACAGCAACAGTTACAAAAGCCAATGGTGAAAAGTTCGACAAGGAAAAAGATGCGGAGCTTCTTGAAACTTCTAGAAAATATTTTCAGAACTTAGTAAATAAAAATAGAAACACAACACAACGTGATGTGGTCTTCGAAAAAGCTCAACGCTCAAGTGATGCGATGATTCGATTGATCAATAAAGATTCAACAATCATGAATCATGCAAAGACATTATTTTCTCTCATGGAAGAGAAGAGAAATAAAAAAGGTGAGATTGAATATTCATATCCCATTATTGCAATGAAAA